AACTCAGCGCAGCCAGATATTATTTCGGCGCGTTTCTTTGGTGCGCCATACGCTATGTCCACAGATCGGTGCATAACAAAACTAAACAAGTCAGCGCGCCATGCACTGTCCATGATCGAGAGAGGACAGATAACTAACACTCGGCGCACCGCGCCTTGTTTAATAAGAAAGTCAGCCGCCCATATGGCACTAGCAGTTTTACCTGTGCCTTGCTCGTTAAAACAAAACGCGCGTTTGTTCATCGTCAAGAATGATGCAGTGGTACGTTGATGTGCAAAAGGTTTGTGCTGCCCGGGCCAGTCGTAACGTCCTTCTATGGGTGATGGCACGTTAATGTTTAGGCTTCTCAACGTATGAGTTTCGGGTACGCCCCACTTAACAGCTACGGTATTGTTGGGTAGTTGTTTGCTGTTTGGAATGACAGTTGTTACTTGTGCCGGATTTTTTAGGCGCAACAACAGTGCCTTGTTGTCGTATATTTCCACATTGTTCTCCATCGCAACGTCACTTTTATCAGTGACGCGGTTCTTGTTCTATTACCCCAGAAATATAAAAATTCGTTTAACGTCCTCTCTTTGGGCTACTTAACGCACCACCCGCAGCGCGGTTCCGTTTGCGGCTTTGGACGGTTACTCCGTTCTTATTACTACCGCCTTTGCTTAAAGGTTTTTTATGGGCAACATCTTTGCCCTCACGCTTATCGGCTTTGCCGTTATTGTTAGCGTCTTTACCTGTCTTGTCCATCTTACGCCGTGCGCGTTGCCGTTCCATACGGTCAGCATGTTCGCCTCTGGCTTTCTGTTGCTCGTACTCTTTTTTGTACGGTCTAGGTTTTTTCACGTATACCATCAATGACTCCCATTATGTACACATTCAACTACAGGGCAATGCCGCCTACACAACCCACTTGGTTTTGGGTTCCATACGTCTGTGTTAAAAGCTGTTTCCATACGATTGTAGTTAGCCAGCCATTTGTTCCAGAGTATAGGTGACGTTTGTTCTTCGTAACTATCTTTAATTAGGTCTTTACTAATAACAAACAGCAACCCTGCACGGACTTTCTTGACTTGCGGAAAGTGTTTGAACACTGTGAGAGCCATAAGTTCAAGCTGGCCTTTATCAGCGTATCGTGCGTTCTTACCTGTCTTGTAGTCTATCACCCACGCTAGGTCATCGTCTAGAATAATTAAGTCTGCGATACCACGAAACCAAACATCATCTGCAAAGAAGTCACACGGCTCTAAGTTTTCTGTAAGCCCCATCTTGCGCTCACATAATTTGTCACCCTTTTTTGATTTCAATGACTCCAATGCGGACAACGCAAAACTAAATCTTGGGTCAAGTGGTGCGTCACCCTGCATGAAATCTTCTGCGGCTTTGTGAAACTCTGTGCCGTAGCGCATAGCCTCGGTCTCAACGACAGGATACTGTTTGAGTATCTTCTCGTGGTAAAATTGCTTCGGGCATTGCTCAAAGGCTTTGATTCTACTAAACGACCAAGGCTTAATACTCACTCACAGTCTCCGTACGATTTACCAATACCAGCTTCGCAGTCGATAGGCAGACCATCTGCCCAATCAGGAACCCAGCGCATAGATTTTTCTACGTCTATCTGCGCCTGTGCCACATCTTCGTCAGGCACACAGCAAACAATCGAGTCATGTACAGTTAGCACAACATGATGTTTCTTGGCAATCAACAACATCTGCTCACCTATTATACATCGTGCTATGGCTTGACATACGTTCTCAATTACCTTGCCACCATAGATGCGGGTGCGGCCTCGTCTAGTCTTGTAATGAAACTCCGTACCCTTGTCGGTCTGGTCAAACCGCAAGTCGTCATACCGTAACAACAAACCAGATGGTAGCCGCACGGCAGACTCTTCGGGTACTACATCTAGTACACCTTCTTTACCAAACGGCACATTATCTCCGCGAGACAGCCCGACGATCATATTCTGCGCTTCACGCCATAGTCTGTTGATAGCACCGTTGGCTTCGCGGTAGATACTTATAACCCTGCGGGCCTCGGCTAAGTCCATGTCAAACCCAAAGTTCTTTAGCTGTGCTTGGAACTTGACCGCGCCCATACCGTATCCGGCACCGAGGATTGTGGTCTTACCAACGAACCGCTGATCTTTGGTCACATCTTCTTCTGGCACGCCGTAGATGCGAGAAGCCATCTTCTTGTAAACATCTTCTCCGTTAGTGAACGCACTAACAAGATCGTCCTGTCCAGCAAGCCAAGCCAACACCCTAGCCTCGATCTGTGCTGAGTCTGCTTCTACTATTGTGTGGCCCTCTGGTGCTATGATGCTACGCTTTAACTTCTTACCATTTACACCACGACTAGGCAGGTTCTGCATGTTAATCTTGTCATCGCCACCCCATCGCCCAGTGTGTGCGGCGTAATATCGAACAGGTACAGGCAATGTGCCCCGCTTCGCAATGTCAATAAACCGCTGAGTTCGCGTCTCTTCCAATGTAGATTTCGTGCCAAGCCTAGCGGCTACAAGTGTCTGAACCCTATCATCTTCGTGGTCAACTAATGCCTTAAACTCTTCGTCAGTTTTAGCAAAGGCAAAGGTCTCCTTACCTGTAGCGGGACTTACCTTCATTGGTGGCTCGACACCGAGAGACTTGAGCAACTCCGCAAACTTAGGATTGCTCATCAATTCTTTCTTGTCTGTGACCCCTGCGCTGACGAGTAACTCATCTTTGCGGTCACGTGTTTCTGTGAGATGTTGTTCTAATAGACCCAAATCTAACTCGAGTATCGGTTGGATAAACATACGTAGCGTTAGGTCTATAAGTTTCAATTCCTGTTTAGGAAAATCTTTAACCATGATAGTGAGTAGTTTATGCGTAAGGTTAACGTCATTGACGCAGTAGTCACCGTAGCGGTCTAATACACTTTCCGTACAGTCTTCTCGCTTCTTGCCGAGCGCCTGTACGACCTCCGTTCCCTTTGCACCAATACTATACTTTTCACTAACCGCCCTGAGACTTGCGCTAGTTTCGACCCCATGTATAGCGCGGGCAATACACATAGTATCGGTATACACGCGAGGGCGAATATCATACACCCAATTAAGAATAGCCCCATCGAACATGGTGTTATGACACAGTAACATAGCATCCGACCAATCGAATGATTGCAGATAGCCCTTAACTTGTTCGTGTGATCCACTTGCCCACTCCGTTTCTTCGTTGTTAAACTTAACGCCCACACCGATCACCTCAAAACGAGGGTCACGGATGTAGGCTTCTGTAGTTAATTTCGACAGAGAAAACTCCCTGTCGTAGTAGGTTTCAAAATCTAAGGTAATTAAATCCATTACACATCTTTCCCTGCGAGTTCCCCACCGCAAGCAAGGTAGCCGCATCCGTCTTCCCAGTTATCAATATTTTTCGGGTTAGAGGCTATACGTGCGATCTTTAGCAGCGTCATCTTGACCGCTACATCTATACCATCAGGTAAGTCATCAGGTTTGATGTTATCCCACCACGCCCAACCACCTTCGATGTTAGTGAAATTGTCTTCCATGTTTCCATGCTGCGCAGCGCGATCCTTTGTGACGTACTCTTTTGCTTTGTCGAGGATACTTGCCCTAGTTACAACTGGTTCTTTTAACACAGCTGTAGGGGCACTCCCCAAAACTTCTTTTGGTTTGCCATGTTTGGTCATTTCATACGCAGCGGCTTCAAAAACTTCTTTTGGTGTACCGCTTTCTGATTTTAGTTTGTACACGTAACTAACAGTACACCCGCATTTCTCTGCTATTTGTTTAGCAGATGCAGTTCTGTTGTTAAGTATATATCGCGTAACCTTTTCATATTTAGTCAGTTTAGTTCTAGCCACAATCGTTCTCCGTTTTTTATTTATCGAAAGGTAGTTCTAGCTGCCTTTCATCTGGTAAACATGTATTAAACTCGACGACGGATTTACCGTCCACTTCAGACACGATGACCCACTGCAGTGATGGGCAGGTTTGCAGCCACCGTGTAAGTTCTTGTTTGGTTATATCTCCCCCATGCAAGGCTTTAGCGTTATTAGTGTACATAACAAGCCCACATACACCACATTCGCTATAGTCTGCTGTGTAGCTAACTGCAGCCCTGCATCTCGGACATTCTCCCGCATCAATTCTTTTTTGTAATTCTCCGTCACCACATTCAATCATATCAACTCTCCCTATAGAAAAATGCTTCCAGTTCTGCATCGCTCATTGCGTCAAAGTCCGGTTCAACTTCTATTGATGGTAGTGGTTTTCTGTATCTTGTTTTCCGAAACCGATTTGAATTAGGTTTCGGTGTTGGCTTTGGTGTTGGCTTCGGTGCTGGTTGTGCAGCCAATGCCTCTAGCACCTCAACCGTACGGAATTGCGTACCGCAAGATAAACACTTCCGTCTGCGCCAAGTGGTCTCGTTTCTTCGACGACTTTCTGCGACCTTGGTATCGCCTTTACATTTTGTGCATAACATCTTTCCCTCCGGTAATTAGGTGCCTAGTTCTATTTGCGGAAAGGAAAACGCATACGGAACTAGGACTAGCGTAACGTGCTTCTCCGACGTGGGCATCATCGTGCGACCTTGCGGATGACCCCACATTGCAGGTAGGTAGACTGTAACCAGCAGCCTATAAGTCCTACCTGCCAAACGGTATTTGGTTTAGGTTAGTCAACACATCACCGATATTATCTTCGTTTATAACAAGTGCAATGCCGCCGTTGGTAGGTATATCCTTTAAGTTCTTTTCCTGTAAAGCTGTAGGTTTATTTTTACCAGCCTTACATTCGATACCAAAAAACATCCCTTGGTAGCAACCAACAATATCTGGAACACCACTCTGCCCATATCCACCTGTCACAGGATAAAAGTAATACGCACCAAGTTCTTTCAGTACGGTTACTACTTTCTTTTTGACCTTTGCTTCCGGTGTCATAGCCATTCCGTTCTCCTAATCAAACTTTAGTGGTGCGGGCATACCACACACTGTTCGATCTTGTTTTAATGTGTAATGACCATCTCTACAGTCCCAAGACTGGTACATTGCTGGATGTTCGTACTGTGTATATTCATTGGGGTCATGCCTAACACATTCTTTTTTGACGTACACACAGGCGATTGCTGTCTGTTCGCAATTCTGCAAAAACATATCAGCGTAGGCGTTCTCCAATCCACTTGTGTCCACCGCCCGCCAGACTCTACGTTTTCTTTGTCCTTCTGTCTCTTCCTTATCCATATCAAAACTCCTAAGAACTGGTATCACCTATTATGTTAGTGCGGCACTAACACCGCGATAAACCCAATAGACATCCCTATCTATCCTACGCCCTACCCCTTCCACGTCTTGTGTTGGGGGTGTGGGGTCACAGAGCATAAGCACTGCAACCCTTTCTTGCGCCCACTCAGGTAGCTCATCCACAGAAGAGTATATACCTTCTGCTTCCGAGTCAACACTATCCATGCCAATACACACCACCTCGACTTGTTTCGTAGTGTTATCTATCGAAACACGGTATACGTTGTCATCAGGTGGTGATGAGTTAGCGACAGACATAGAACATACCTTCACCGCAGTTCTGTCCGACGCCATCGACATACTGTTTATCCTGTAACATGTTTAGTACTGACAGCTTACCTGCCAGCTCTTCAGGGACAGTATCCGAATTGTAACGATGAATCTCATCATG